GTTACGGTGACTCCGATGATGCCGAGCTTGACGGTCGTTCCCTCGAGGAACGCCGTCGAGGTCTTGTTCCCCATCGTGTCGATGAATGCACCGAACCAGTGTACGTCGCCTCTCGCGCACTGCTTGAACCTTTCTCCTGGTTCGGTATAATCATCCTGTGAACCAAACTCCGGGAGGATTGGATGTCCAGCAAGTACGTCACTGATGCCATGCGATTTGAGTATCTTCACCTCAAGCTCTCCTGCGAATGCTGGATCTGGTTAGCACACTGCGGACCCAAGGGATCGAACGGACACGCTTATGGAACCTTCTCGGTTGGATCGAGGAAAGACCATACGCGGCGAACTGCCGTTGCCCATAGATGGGCTTATGAAAATTTCATCGGTCCGATACCGCGAGGGAAATTGGTTTGCCATCGCTGCGACATCCCAGAATGTGTGAATCCAGCGCATCTTTTTGTGGGGTCGCACAAGGACAACAGCGATGACAAGTTTCGCAAGGGCCGCCAGCGCTTTACCGCTCCGAAGAATCCCGCACGCGGCGATCGATCCGGTGCGCGCATTCATCCTGAAAAAATCCCCCGCGGCGAAAAAGCATACTGGGCGAAGCTTACCGAGGACCAAGTTCGGGAGATCCGAGCTCAGCCCTATACGCCCGGCCTTTTCAAGCGGCTGGCGGAGGTCTACCCCGTCTCCGACGTGATGATCAGCAAGGTTTACCGGCGGAAGAAATGGACGCATATCTAGCCTACAGTCCCTCGCCCGAAGTTATCCACAGGGTTGTCGAGCCTGCCACCGCCAGGGTCTGCAGGACGGGAAGTCCCTGCGTCCTGAATGTCTCGACCGTGTTCGCCAGAACCGGGAAGCCATTGGTCGTATTCAGAGTCGCCCCGCCGCTGGCCGGCGTGAAGATGATGAAGGCGTGGCTCGTGCCGGTATTGGCGATCCGCACTCCGCTCACCTGATAGTTGCCGCCGGAGAGCGCCATCGTGCCGGTCCCGCCGGCTTGAGCGAGGCTCAGTGTCAGGGTCTTGGTCGTCGCGTCCGAGACCAGGTGGACGGTGCCGCCTTGAGGGTAGAACGCGAAGTTGGAGGCCATTTGTGAGGTTTACAGTTTTCTATTTCACGGCGCGAATCGGCGTGCCGTCCGGTTTCAAACCCATCGCCAGCATCTGCTTCTGCTGTTCGGCCATCCGCGCTTGCGCCTCGACGAGCTTGACCTTCAAGCGCTCCAGCCCCGGCGGCTTGGTGAGTTCAAGGAGCGCCTCGCCGTCGATCGCCCCGGCTTTGTGGAGGCTGAAGGCCAGGTTGACGGCATCGTTGACGAATACCGGGCTCGAGGAGTGGGCGTCGACCTTGACCTGATGCTCGGCGTTGAACTGGGCGGCGATGAATTTCATGCCTTCCGCTTCCATCACCGTCTTATCCTTGTACTTCATGAGGTCGAGCATGGTCTCGCCGACTTCCCGAAGGCTCCGCTCGCTCGACAGCGCCCGCTTCTTGATCCGGGCCGAGCCGAGCTGCGCGAGGATGTCGGCGTGGCCACGGGCGCGAACCCCGGATTCGCCTTTGCCCTGCAGCACGTCACTCAAGCCGGACACGTCGTTGAACATGTCCTGGATCATGAGGATCTCCTGGAAGAGATCGTTGGGCATGTCCGGGGCGAGAAGCTCGACCTTGGCGCCGGGCGTCGGTTCGGAGATCCACGAGCCTGCGGTATCCAGGCCGGCGATCTTCTCGTCGGTGATGCCGCCCCAGCCCGAGAGCGCCTTGGGCGGGCTCACCTGCTTGTCGAGCATCTTCTTGATGCCCAGCAACCGCTCGGTCATCCAGTTCTGAAGGTGGATCAGCCCGACGATCTCGGACCATCCCCAGAAGTAGTCGTAGACGCGGTTCGGGCAAATGTGGGTGAACGGGTGCTTGCCCTTGCAACCCATCAGGTTGCCAATGACCTTGCGCCCGTAGATCACGACTCCCGGATCGGCGAGCGTAATCGTCCGCCAATCGTCTTCCTTGTCGTCCCAGACCCACAGTTCCTTCATTTCCACCATGTCTTGATCCGACATGGGGCGATAGGTGATCTGGTTCATCAGCTCCGGAACGCTGACGATGCCGCGCGTGGTCCCACTGGTGAGCGCGGCCGTGCCGGCGATGATGAGGCTATTCACCGAGTCCGGGATCGTGTCGAACGACTTGACGGGCCGCGCCGTGATGCGGCGCATCAGATCCGTGGCGTTCGGGAGACCGAGAATCCGGCGCTCGAGCTCGTCGCGCGAGATCATGTAGCAGTGCGTGAACGCTTCCTGATCGTCCAGCGTGGTGATCGACTCGTCCAGCACCCCGAAGTTGTGCGGCTCGACGGCATAGGGGCGCAGTCCCTTGCGGCCCCAGTTCTGCTTGATCAGCATCGAGTTGTAGACGAGCGACCAGGTGAGGCATTCCGCGAAGAGGTCGGCCACTCCCCGGTTGTGGAAGTAGAAGTTCAGCCGCTTCGCGATCTGGGTGGCCTGCGCGAGAATCTCTTTTTGCGTGTCGCCGACGCTGATTTCGTACTCGACGGTCGCCTGGCTGTAGAGATACGAGGTAAGCAGGTCGATGTGCGGGTAAATCTTCCCGTAGGGCGCCTGCTGCCCCTCTTCCGCGCCGAAGAGAAAGTAGTGCTTCAGGCCGTTGTATGCCTGCACCCGGTCCGCCCGCGTCGACAGGCACTTGTCGACGAGCTCGGCGCCGAATCCGTCCAGATCGTTTTCGGCAATCTTCATTTGCGGAACATCATCTCGAGCCGCGGGTCGCGGAGAAGTGCCATCAGGCCCCTCGCGAACAGGGGAGCGATGCCGAGAGCGCCGACCGCGCCGAATCCCGGCCAGTACTGAAGCATTTGCCGCGCCGGTTGCTGCGCCCTGGCCTGCGCGAGCGCTTTCTCGTCCCAGACGATTGGTCCTGTCGTGAGCTTCGGCGGCTGTTGTGGCATTTGCTGCTGGCGTGGCTGGGGGGCGGCGCCATACATCGCCTCACCCAAGCTCGCATGGCGCTTCATTGGCGCGTAGGCCGGGAGATCCTTGCGCTCGTATCCGTAGCCGGGGTCTTCGTAGTCGGCCATCGCTACCTCCGATCCTTGACCTTTTGCCAGGTGGTCGGGCCGCGGTTCTGGATGATGTTGGCGACGCCGCTGAACTGGTCGCGGGCGTCGTTGGGGATGTTGAGCTGCTGGACGATCTGCGGGCCGGCGAACTCGGCGGCGTTCTGGGAGGCGCGCTGCTTGACGGCCTGCCCCTGCCGGTTCGACATGTCCGACATCTTGAAGTCGGCGGCCAGTTCCCTAGTGATCTGGTCCGCGCGGCCGGTATTGCTCGAGCGGATGCCTGGAGGGGTGAGAAATGCGCGCTCCGGCTCGCCGGTCACGCATGCCGGACACTCGGGGTCAGCGTCCGCGGTCTCGAACGTCGTCCCGCAATCGAGGCAACGGAACTCTTTGATTATCAATGTGACCACTCACTCAGGGAGTGGCCGTTTTATACGTCGTAGATCGCCAGGTGGTCAAGAGCCTCCGATTCCAGCCAGTCGCGGGGGTCCTCGGCGTTCGCGTAGAGGTATTCGAGCACCGGACGCATCGTTTTGCGGTACTCGCCGACCAGCGGAAGGGCGTCGACGACCCGGAACTGGCTCCCGGCGTTGTAGGTCTGGAACCGACCCATGAAATTGACGTGCTTCCCGACAAAAACGCTTGGCGGGAACATGCCGCCGGCCCAGAACACCCTCAGATTGGCCGACCGGCACTCAATCAGCGTGTATTTGCCCGTTTTGTGCCACAGGACCCTCCCGCGAGCCACTATCAGGCTTTCGGTAGGGAGCCAGGACCCCGACCCTGGCAAGAACTTTGGTTTTCGACTTCCAATAGCTTTCGGAATCGGGGAGGAACGGCTCGAACCCGTAGTCTTTCTGGACTTTTTCACGCAGGAGCCTCTTCAAGCGCCAGTTCATCTTGCGGGCGAGCGCCTGTTGCTTGGTGGGGGAGAGGCGCATCACGTCTCGCATCGGAATCGAGCGGGCGCCGTACATCCAGCGCAGCTCGTCGGTCATACGCTCGATGCGATCCAGCGTCGCGGACGATTGGTCCGGCTCGTGGAGATCCTTCGCGTCCAGGAAGGCGTCAAGCCTCCTCAGAATCGTCTCGCTCGCGTCCATTCTCAGCGCCGCGGCGATGTGCCCCGTGCTGCACCGGCTCCGCCGGCCGAGATCGGCCAGAGAGAGCCTGTTCTCCATCCGGAGCTTGAGCAATTCGGCCCGGATCTGTCCTGCGCTACGCAATCCGGCTCCGCTTGAGGTAGTTCATGACGGTGTTCTGCATCGCGCTCGCGGTCGGCGTCTGGTGCTGAAGGCGCCGCTGCACGTTCCCGTAGGTCAGTTTCTGGCCCATCAGGTTCGATTTGAGCGATTGCGTCCAGACCCAGTGCGCGAGCGCGGCCGCGATCACGCGATCGTCCTTCGCGCGGCCCGACGCGCCGATCGTGCCCTTGTCGCTCACCACGTTTCGCATCTCGTTGATGAGCTCGGTCGAGCGGATCTCCATCCTTCCGACCTCGAACGAGTCCTTGAACGAGTTCAGCAGGTAGCGCTTGTTCTCCTGGTTCGACTTCCAGTGCGTCGCGCGGCTGATCCCGCCACGCACTGCCATGTCGGGCCGCATCCACAGGTAATGGCGCATCGACCCCATCACGTCGAGCAAAGAGCCGTTCCCGGATGGGATCTGCGACGCCGTGCGCTGAAGGTTCATCAGCTCGGTGAGGACCGAGCCGCCCGGTCCGGTGATCTCCAGGTTCAGGTAGCAGTTCTTGTAAGCGCCGCCCAGGTGCGCGATGATCCACGCGAATTGCATCGTGGTGATATCAGGAGTCGCAAACTCGGCGACCTGCACCAGCCGGTCGGCATAGCACCGAAATACAACTGCTGCGAAGCGATCAGCCCACTCAGAACTTCCATAGGCCGGATCGGCTCCGAGAACGTAGAACCCTTCAGCGCGCGGCTCCTCCCAGACCTTGAGATCAGCATTTTGGGCGTTTGTCCGTCGAATCTGCGTAAACTGAAACTCCGACCCCGTAACATACCTGTATGAATCATGCTTCGCCCTCTTGGTGAGCAGGAACGCCTTGGTGATGTTCTCGGAAGAGAAGAACTGCGAGCCACTGACGACGAATGCCTCGTCCTCGGTCGCAGGATATTCCTGCGCCATCAGCATCTCGTTGCCGTTCTTCTGCTCGTTCAGGTGCCAGCGGTGCCACGCGATTTGCCCCGGCGTGATCGTGTAGTCGTAGTATTGCTTGATCTTCGTGACCCAGTGCTTTTCGCGGGCCGAGAGATGTGGTGCCGCGGTCCAGTAGACCTTGTATTCCTGCTCCTCCGGCGAGAAGCAGTACTCTTCCTTGCGCCACCAGCCGATGAAGATCGCTTTTTGCCGGACGGCTGCTTTCGCGGTGTTCCACATGTCATACCACGAGTTGAAGCCGTTAGCAGTTGATTCAAATATATAAAGGCGGCTCGGATGCTTTTCCGCGAGGGAGGACGACAGCGTGTCCAGCCCGTCTTGGTCAGCATAGAAAGCGCATTCCGTCGAATGCAGAAAGTTGAAGGCCCGCGCACGACCAAGAGCATCGTTGCCACTTCTCACCCCCGCGACGAGATATTGAAAGTCGGTCCGGTTCCTGAACACGAGCTGCGATCGGTTGTGCGCTTTCAGCGGCATCTTCATGCTGCGAGGGAGCGCGGCGAAGTAGCGCGAGATCGTGTCCCGGAACTTCTCCTTTGTCGCATCCTCGTGGAAGAGAATGCCGCCCTGCAGGCCGGAATGCTTGAAGCCCCAGAATAGATCGAGCGCGATGGAGACCGTCGTGATGCCGAGCTGGCGACCTTTCAGGATCACGAAATGGCGCACATCGCGCTGCAGCCCTTCCATGACTTCCTGGACGAAATAGCGCTGGCACCCGTTCAGTTTGAGCGGGATCGTCCCCTCTTCTTTCGAGTCGATGAGAAGAGATCCGCAGAACTGCTCGAATTGCGCTGCCCAGTTAGTCTGCATGAAGTTGCCGCGCCCCTAGGAGATTGCACTGCAACGAGAGGGATTCCTATGGCGCGGCTGCCGCGGTTCTTTTACGCCCACTCACGGCTTGGGCGGAAGGCGCCTTGTCCTCTGGAGAAGAGAGCAAGGTAGTGAGATCGTCCTTGATGCGGCCGAACACGGAGTCCCAGTCGAAAAGCTTCGGCTGCCGGTAGAGCTTGAGCGACTGATACCACTTCGTCGTGTCGCCCGTCATGCCCCATCGGAAGTCAGGGACGTAGGGTAACAGCAACCAGCACGGAACGCCCGCGAAGCCGGCCGCGTGTGCGATGGCCGTGTCGACCGTCACCACGAGCCGCAGGCCGCGAATGGCCTCGATCGTTTCCTGCCAGTCCACGCAGCGCGTCACGAGGTAGTCGACGTTCGGCGGGTGCTTGTCGAAGAACCCGTAGCCGAGACAGTACCAGGTGTCCTGCGTGTACTCGGCCGCCAGATCGAGAAAGCGGTTGATCGGGACGCTTCGCAGGTGGTCGGCCTTGTGGGTGGGGGAGCCGAACCAGTTGAAGCCGATTCCCTTGCCGGTTTCCTTTTTCTTCTTGGGCGCGTAGTGGCCCTCCGGGAAGATACGCGGGAGCGACATCACGTTGACGTGGTAATCGAAGTCCATCGGCGGCGGCGCCTTGTGCTGCCATGCGTGCGTCCACGGCCAGTTCGCTTTCACGAAAGTCACCATCTCCGGCTGGCAGAAGACGTAGACCTTCTTCGGCTTGAGCCGCCGGATGGGGTCGAGGTAGCGCAGGAACATGATCGTGTCCCCGAAGCCCTGCTCGGTCCGCACGACCAGCGTCTTGCCCTCGATGTTCTGGCCGGTCCAGTAGTCCTCGGGACGCGGGAACGCCCCGCATACGCCGGGAACGCCGAGCCGGTGCTCCATCATCTTCCAGCCCTCTTTCTCGTGGCCGGCGAGGCAGAGCATGATCGCGAGATGGTGCTTGAAGTCGGGCCGCTGGGGAGCGAGCTCGATGGCACGGCGAAACTCGGGAATGGCTTCCTCGAGATGGCCCTGCCCGGCGACCGCCACGGCGTAGTCGTGGACGATGTTCGCGTCGTTCGGCTTCTTCTCGAGCGCCCGGCCGTACCAGTTCTGCGCCTTGCGAAACTCGGTGTTGAGGTACGACCAGTCGCCCATCATCTTCATGGTGAGCGCGTTGCCGGGGAACTCGCGAAGCAGGCGCTCGAGTACCTTTTTCGCCTCGTCGAACTTGCGCTGGCGCATGCAAAGCATCGCCTTCATCTGCAATGCCTCCATCGTCTCTGGCTTGATGCCGCGTTCGACGATCAGGGCAAGGGACTGCTCGACATCTCCCACGCCGAGCACTTCTGCGATGCGCGCCTCGTTGATCGAGGTCGTGATCGTTACGCCAGGAA